AATAAAATTAAACATCTTTTCCTCTTAATCATGCATCACTAATATCAATATCTCTGGTAACATTTAATACTGCAAACGGAGTCGGATCGCTATGCTCAATATAAAAACATGCATCACTATTGTTATCCGTTTTCAATCCACTCATAGGAGCTTTAACTAACGCAGTTGTTGGCTCTAAAAAATTACCGGAACCAGCGCGGACAGAGACTTCATAAGGTATCTCATATGTTTTCTCTGGACTTGCACCATACCTGCCGCCCATAGCGCGAAACAACCTTAACGCAACCGATCTTTGACTACTTACTGCCCCCTCAGAAGAACCCAACATACTGCCACCATAAAACGGAACAGTCTGAGCATGCGCTTCTATAGGATAACCAATAGAAACACAAAAACATACACGTTTAAATTCTATTTTCCCAGTTGCAAAAACAAGCTTCTCTGAAAAAAAATGTCTCCCATCCAAAAGAGCGGTAACTTCTTTGCCGCCTAAATGAGGAATGGTTAAACTGGAAAATCCTTTAAATAAGAAACTTTTTTCCGTCACCTCAACAGAGCCAAATATTTGCAATGGAGCTTTATAAATATATGTTCCATCTATATTTTTTGGAGACGCATCCAAATCAAATAATTCTAACTCCAAACAGCGACTCCCAAAAAAAACGCTGTCTTTTAAAGAGCTAACCTCGCACCATCTTCCATTAAATTTCGCACCTAAGCCATCTATATATACCTGCTTATCTTTTAATTGATTATCATCTAGCATATCCTGCGGACAATATGGATTGTTTACTTCTTCTTCCTCTTCATTCTTAGATATTATTTTTATCTTACTCGACTCACCTGCAGTTACTGTCACATACTCAAACATGCTATAAACTCTGGAATACTGCCCAGCCGCAGCATCAAAGATATTAATTCTTGCATCATCTAAACTAAATAACTCGTAAGCTCCACTAACGCCTGCTATTGGAACTATTTTGTAAAAATTAACACGAGAGCGCTCATAATCTAGACCGTCTTCTCTACTTTTTATATTTGTACCGCTAAAAGCAACTATAAATTTATAATTTTCATTTAAATTATAAAAATCTTTCAAATAAATAAGATTTTTTTCTGCTTTAATTACGCTTCCAGATAATAAGAATAATATAGCACAAGCATCGTGCGCTTCATCTGCTGCATTATTAAAATCAAATGTCTTTGCGTTTTTAATTGGAGCGCTAAAGTGATAAATAGGGTCTAATTCTGGATATTCGGCGCTCCAATCAATCTCCCACACACATTCAGTGCAAACTTTTATCTCATTCCATAAACCAACCTTCCTCGGCTTTATTCTTACAAAATGAGGATCTCCATCAAAAGCAGAAAACCACAATCCTGACTTATCATTTATAGGTGCCAATATACCATATTGATAATCGACATTTGAAAACTCTATTCTAGAAAAACTCGCTATACGACAAAAATAGGTTATTGCTGCCTCAACGTTAACTATTTGTCGTTTACAATGAAAATGCATTCCGCCATCTGTATAATGTCCCTCCCAAATATCTGAAGCATTATCCAGCGACGGCATTAAATACTCTATATCATACCAGAATACCCCCGTTTGAGGATTTTGACGCTGAACAACCATCCACACATAATCTATACCTCCATAAGGCGCATTAACTACACTTATCACCTTAGCATTGTAACCGCCTATTTTTTGATTAGACCAAGCAACAATATTATTGTTTTTTAAGTAAGTTAAAGTTGCTAAGCGACCATCTCCCAATGCTGCCCAATATGTTTTTAAACTCTGTTGCCAACAATGATCCACTATACCACTTCTTGTAACATCTTTAGATAAAAGACTTAAATCATTAACACTATATAAAGCTTTGTCCATCATAATAATTTCATATAAAGACACGCCCATATTGTCAACAAAAAATACAGCGTCCAATGACCTTAAAGGCTGAAGTTCGCTAGCTCCAATACTACTAAACAATCTTAATCCATCAAAATTTTTAGGAGTTAAAGCTTCATCAGTATACATCACAGAACCGCCAACATATATCCCGTTAGATGTACCTACAAACAACTTACTGTGAGAAGTTATCCAAGAGATCTTGAAAACGCCTTGATCCCCACCCTTCGCTTGAATAGCGTCCCCCGAATTAGGACCTAATGTAAAATTAAACCAATCATTATAAAAAGTACTACTTCCCCAAATGCCAAGAGGTTCATTGGGAGCGTTACTAAAAAACAGTCGACCGTCAAAAACGCAACATGCTTTAGGATATCCACGTGTTCCATCATTAAACGCACTTATACGCCATAACAAAACATCGCTATACACTTCTATTTGACCTGGTTCACTTGAACTTGACTTTTCTATTGCCATAGATAACCAAGTGTCTTTAAGCATTCCCTTCTCTTGTATAAAGCTTTTACTTTTATTTATAGTACATATCAGCTTGTTGAACAGGGGAAACCCATCTTCTTTTCTGCCATCTACATCAGGAACAACATTTTCAATTTTTAAATAAAATATCTCCTCTTCTCCCGACTCAGAATAGGGATACGTTAATGAAATATAACGATCTCCAGACAGCGGGTCGCTCTTATCTCGAGAACAAAAAGCGGAAGCATATTTTCTATCTGGCAACTCATCGTTCGGAGCCATTAATCTAACTTGAACTTTAGCGTTGTTCGCCCCTATCCTTTTGCTTTCTGGGGATATTTCTTTATTTTTTTCCTTTTTTAGTTTTATTACCTTACCTTGCTCATTGATATTTTGAACTCTTGCAATTAACGGCTCTTTATTCATAAATGTAAGAGGCATCATATTAAAACTAACCGAAGCACACCAAATAAAAGTTACAGTATTATCAGACGATATTTCTGCTTCCAAAGAGGCAATACCATCTTTCATTAAAAAATAAAGCACTCTTCCACTCTGAAAACAATAAAGATTATCTATGTCTTCTTGTACTAAATTTATTTTCATACTCTTCTGAAGCAAGCAACCATTCATATTATAAATATTTATAAAACTTGTTTTTCTTTCAAAAACTGAACCCATTTTATAATCGGAACTAACTAAAGGAATAACGCCAATTTCCAAAACAACAGTTCCTATTTCACTATAATGAAAAGCAATTAACTTTGACGGACTATTGCCGACTCGATTTGACATTAACTTATTAAAATACCCTGTCTTAGAAACGAAATGAGTCCCTGGTCTTTTAAAAAGTCCCCCCGTAGCTCGTATTTGAAAGTTCTCTGCGCTACTTAACGCATTATTATATCCTTCAACACCAACGTTACCTTGAATGTCTCTAGATACGACCCCCATACTAAAACTATTATGAGTAAACTTAATACGAGCCATTAATTGTTCCTAAAAAATACATTAAAAATTACGATAAAAAGCGTAGACATTTGGCAGCTCAAAACCTACCATAACTTGTTGAGAGTTTAACATCTTAGCTTTACGACGCAACATTTCTGCTCTAGCAGAGCGAGCTTCGAAACGACTACCACTATCCTCAAAAAATAAACTCATCTTAACAACAAGCTCAGCTTCAAGCAAATCCTTAAATAACGGAGAATACAAACTAAAATTAGCGTCACTTGATATATAATGTATTTTAACCGCAGATTCATTTGTAAATAACAAATTGCCTTCATAAGCATACGCAGGAAACGTTGACTGCTCAGGATATGCTAACAATTTATTATCGCCGTTATAAACCCTAACTAATCTTAAATTATTAGCCGGCATTGTATATGCGTGCGCATATCCTATCATATTGTAACCAGCTATTCTATTTTGATAATCAATCTCTGTCTCAGCCCAAGTACCATCAAGCCTCTTGTGACGATCTCCATCATAATGACGCCTTAAAATAGCTCTTTCCAGAGCAAAATCCCAATTATACTCACTCAACAAACTTTCTACAGTTTGATTATAATAAAAACGACAGCCTTCTGCTGAAAGACTGTCGTCATTAAAACTAATTATACGAGGCTGTTTAAGTTGAAATAATACCAAATTACATAATTGTATAGGATTAGTTATACTTCCAGCCATATTTATATATCATCCTAGTACGCGATCTTCGTCAAAGAAGAACTGGAAGGAGTTGCATCAATATACGTTATTTTAACCTTAAAGCCTGCCGCAGTAATCACATTATCTACTCTCTTCATAATAAGCATTACATGCTGATCCTTCGAAAAAGGTTTAAATGCTGCCAAAGGATTTCCGTCAGCATCACATTGCAACTCATATATTGTTTTTCCAATATTCGTTGCACTAACTAAGTTAGGTGACATTGCTCCTACTGGAATTGCAACTATCTCTCCTGCTGCTTTTAAAAGACCGTCTGAGTTACTCCCATCGTCTCCAATTCGCACGAACTCATCGTTCGCAAACTGATTGTTAGCATCTACAGCATACTTCCCCTGCTTAATTCCTCTAACACCGAACGCTAAATTACATGTATTAGGAATAACATTACCAGTTGCATTTAATACTTCTATAGATAATACCGTTGAACCAACTCCGATAGGAGCCAGCGCAATAATATTGTTTGCCGCCCCTGCCGTATTTGCTGTTAAACTTACAACAGTAGCCTTAACTTCACCACGATGATTTTGAGCGCGAACACGTAAATCTTTACCTAACGCCGCACTTATATCTGTTGAATAAATAGCCATTTACTTCTCTCCTTATATTACGCTATTGCTGCTGGATTTTGACAAGTATTGATCTCAATACGTACAACACCCTCTTCTTGATAACGCGTACAATCATATGAACCATGCGCAAGCAACGTAGGGTGAATCGATTTCTCTACTCCCCATACCGTTTGTAACGGCAAGTTACAACCCAAATATACCATCGCACGTGAAAACACATAAACATAATGTCTATTTGGAGCATGATCCTTAATATAATCAGTCGTAACGAAATCAAGAACTCCGCCATAACTACGCATTACACCCATAGATGGAGTAGCTCCTGCCCAGTTAGTTAGAGCGCTTTGTACTCTTGGATCTCCTTTTAGAGCTTCCAAGTCAGTAGGACGACAAACACAGAAAATATCAGGAGTACTATGATTGCTCATCAACTTAGTAACAGCTTCAGAAAGCTTCGCCGAGTTCAACCCACGCCATGTATATAACGGAATATCAGAACCAGCTGGAGGATTGGCACCTGCCACATTATTACCACCCACTGCAATAGCTGCTCCCGCAGGGAACGTGCGATTGCTATTCCATGCAATAGTATTTTCCGCTTCCAAATTCACTATTCTGGTTGTTCTGTCAGCATTAGAAACAACTGCGCCACCGCTAATGCCGTCTATAATAATAGAATCCAAAAACGCAGAAGTTTTCATTACCAAATCTGTAGCCAAAGCATTAACATCCGGCATAGTTCCCTGAGCCAAATGATCATAAAAGTTCATAAACGCTTTTTGATAAAATGCTTTTGGTCTTAATTTACGCTTACCGTATCTTACTTGAGTGTACTCTTCACTCATAGGGTTTTGCGTATCAACAAACTTCGGATTGCCTGTTTCTAAGAAGTCTATATCAGCTTCTTTTCCTACAACAACTTGTGGAGTTACATACTGCTCCAGTTTGCTACCTTGTTGCTGCAACAACAGCTTAAATTCATTCGCTAATTGTGTTTGATATGATAAAGGTATATGTGGAATAACAAAATCACTCATAAGAATAATCTCCCAAAAAAAAATAAACAACCGCACACACAATGTGTACGAAACCATATGTTATTTTTATTTTTATCTCTGGGGGCGTTTTACAACATTAAAGGGGCATTAAGCTTATCCCGCACGCTACAAGCGCAATTGAAAAACAACATTGTCCTTATAAAAAATAATAACAATTATTATATATAACAAAAACAACAGCGCTGTCAATGTTCGTTGCTTTGTATTCTATGAAGAGTATCCCATTCAGCTCTATATTGACGATGCTTCGGATGAAACTTATTGCCCAAAGCTTGTGAAATCTCTCCATCTGACATCATTTGCTCTATTCGCACTTTAGCGTCATAAGGTCCTATACTTGGATTGCTTCCATAACCATTAGACGCACTGCCGCCCGAAAGCTCTCCTAAGGCAGCCATTACTTGCAAGAATTCAGCACTACTATTTAACCCGCTCTGATTTATCATGCTTATAAGCTCTTCCGTAGAAGAACCGGTTATCTTAGGAAGTACATTAATAATCGCATGACGAGCAAGATCTAACTTACTATCATAAGCTTTGCCCCACTTGTTTTTTAGCTTTTCATAGTTTTGGTTTTCATACTCAACAAGCTGAGTAACCACTTTCTGAGACTGCTTTTCTTCTTCTGCCCGCGAAATTTCATACATACGATTAGCTGTAGCTTTATCAACATTAAGCTCTTTACAAAACTCTTGAAATTTTGTTTTCACATCCTCATTTGCAAATGTCCAAGTAGGGCTATCATAGCCGCTAGCTTCTGCTGGTATATCCGCAAATTCTTGCTGAATCTTTGCATACTCTTCCCAGCTTTCCTTAGAAAAGTCTTGAACTTTTCTACTTGTTAATTGCTTTAAATGATCATAACTTTTTTTTGTTTTTTCATAATCTTCTTCTAGCTTAAGCAAATGATCCATAACCTCTGTTGGAGAATTAAATCTATTTAACAACTCCATCTGCTGTTCAGTGTAAGAATGTAGATCAATATCTGTCGCCAGCGCTTCCGCAAACACATTTGCAGACTCTTCAGCATCATTGTTTTGCACGCTATCAATATCTGTATCACTCATTAAACTATCTTCCTACCTCTTTAACCCATTTCTATATTCAATATAATCTCTTACATTGATACCGCCCAATCGCAAAATACGCAATAACACACTACGTTTACCCTCTTCGTAACTATGTAATTTCTGATCAGCCATATAACTACCTAACATAGCAAAGCAAAGATTATATAAATCATCCAATACTAATCTTCCCTCTTCAGTAGAAAAAAAAGTTTTATAAGCCAACAGCGTACTTTCTTCAACTGGAGTAAGTTTATTTACATCTTCATCCATATTTTATTCTGTCATCCCCAATGCTTTTGGAGTATTATCTATTATCGCTTTTTGTTTTTGAAGTTCATATATTTCTTGCCTTTGCGCTTCTTCAGCTTGAACCGCCGCTTGTCGCGTCTGACGTATCTGATCTACAACCTTGTCACTACGAACGACCTTTAATGTAGTGCCCAGTATATCAGCAGAAACTTTAACTACTTGATCAAGATCAATATAATCTACAACACTACCATTAAACTGAGCAGCTGTCGCAGTTTTCTGTAAAAGCATATCTACATTATATAAATCCTGCATACGTTGCATACGAGCCATAGCTCCTGAAAAACTTACATTAATCTGCTTTAAAGGAAACGGCATAAGCTTTTGCAACCAACCTTGCTGCCAATCCATTCCCTTATTACGCAAAAATTCCTCAACTTCACCGTAAGGAAACGGATCTATTTTCCCAGCTTCCTGCAAAAGCGATAAAGTTTTTATAACCGTTTTACTCAAATCTTCATGCTCTAAACGAACCAACATAGGACGCAAACGATTCATAGACTGTAACTTATGCAAATTAGCTTCTGTAGCAGTCATATTCGATGTTTCACGTGGAAGCATCTCAACAGAAAACAAAGCTTCATCTAGTTCTAACATTTTATACTTTATAAGATCCATTAAAAATGGGAACCCTTGCATCGACTGCATTGGCTGCAATGTAGGACGTTTATCAATATCCAATCCCTGAATAACTCCCCCAGGAATAAACTGAGACCAATTAATAGAACCAATATCTTGCGCTAACATAACAGGGCGAGCAGAAAACGCAGCACTTAACATTGCATCGTCATTTAACTTGTTTAACAATCTTATGTCAGGCATCGCCAGCCAAACAAATGAACGACCGTAAATTTCACCCGGCGCTACATCAAACCTACTTACAACATATGGACTATAGTGATGCAAACTTAAATCTACTATTTTGTTTGTATCCATTTCAATTACATATGTAATTATTTCAGGAAGAATCATACCTATTTCGGTTTTACGCAATGGATTTGGCTGAGTAACTTCTAAATAGTCATCTGTAGCAAGCGTCTCGCCGGCATCTTCTTTCATAGCTTTGTCTAATTTATTAGGAGATATATTTTTTCCCCATAACTCAAAAGCTTGCAGCGGAGTCTTTTTCAACAAACGATATACTACTTCTATATCTCCATAAGAACCAGCCTCTATATATATTTCTTGCAGAGGGACTGTATTAAAACATATATTACCAGTGTCTTTGCGGCGTATAATTTCTCTACAGCCAGTGCCAAGACTCATCCAATTAAATTGGAGACTATAATTGCTAGTATAAAAACCACTCTCAGGAGAAGCAAACAACCAATATGCAGCCTGCTTATTACGTTCCAGCCATCGACACGCAGGATCTATATCATTTAAATATAGAGGCATGCCATTTAATAAAAAACAAGGATCAAAAAAATTTAAATCCATCCATTGAACAGATGGATCAGCAGTACTGGCATTCAGCGTAGCCACTGCACTATGAACACGACTTGATGCTGCACTTGTATAACTCTTATATTTACTTGTAGAACCAGCATTACGATTAAATCCTTTATCAGCAGAACTATAATCCCCCATATTAGGGTATAACGCATCTTGAATCATTTGCCATTTTGAATCCCAATGACTTTGACGATGATTCTTTGCATTATTAAAACGAGTTTTTACGCTACGAACATTTATAGACTCAATAATTGCTTTATTGACTTGATCTATAAAAGACTCTTGACGTTTTTTAGGCTTTTCCTTCGAAGAATCCCCGCCTTTTTCCGCTTCTGTTTTTAATATAGATTTATGATTCATCAAGAACGACTTCCA